CAATGTTAGCAGTACTCCAGCTATCCGTTGCATAGTTATAAATAATCAACTCATCAGGTGAGCCATCCCCAGAGTCAACACTAGGATAAGACCAGACAACAATCTGACGAGAGGGGTCAACAACGGCGCTCATTCGAGCAGAGTTATTTGACTGAAACCTCTTCAAAAAATATCTGTTTATCTTTTCCGCGCCAATAGGTTTGGAAGACTGACCATCAAATACATAAAAGCCATCATCAGAAAGATAAAATACATTGCGACCAACAGAGGCAACTGAACCAGAAATCTTACAACCGCGCTGTAGTTGAACCTTGTCAAATTCAAACACAAGCGGAGAGCCAACATATTGCGCTCGTACAATACCTTTCTCCATTAAAATAGTTGCATATTCTCCGCCGACAAGTCCAGTCACCGCACCCATGTCTGAAATGTCTTGAAAGTCAGCCTGTGTGTTTGCGCTTACAGCCCAGCTATCATAATCACCAATGCCAGACCAGCGAACACGATAAGGCTTTTCTCCATCAGTGCTATCGTTAGTGTAACCACACATTACAAAGTCACGCACAACCGCAATAAATTTTGCTTTCGGCGGAGTCCCAGCCAAGTCAGCAAAACGACCACCACCAGCGGCGGTTATTGTTTGTATTGGGTCGCTGTAGTTGGTTGCAATTACGGCTTCCCCGAACTGAACAAAGCGCCAAGAGTAACCATCACCAGTTGTGTAAGATGCGTCAGATGTTTTAGAAATATCATTTAAGCTGGAGTCCGTAGCGTCAAATTTATAAAGAGAGTTTTCGTCTCCGACATAAATTGCAGATGATGCAGAGTCATCTTTAGCTGCAAACATACCTCGAATAAATTTGTTTGCTGCACCAGAAATGGGCAAAACATCCGCAAGGCTAGTGTAGCCATTAGCTGCTGGAACTACGTTTGTTGCAACAGTTGCGCCAGCATTTTGATAAGGTGGCTGGTCAGGTAAAAATTGTCCTAGCTTAATCATTGTTCAAACCAACTTTCGTTTCCAGCAGATATAGTTGTCCAAGTTTCAGAGCCAGCAGAAACAGGTGCCCAACTTTCTCCTTCAGCAGACACCTCTGTCCATGTTTCGTTCTGTTCTGCTACCTCAGACCATACCTCACCTTCGTCTGCAATAACACCCCACAATTCGCCTAGTTTTTCTACGTCTAAATCTATTGTAACCGAGGTTTGCGGAGCGGATGTTGCAAAAACCTCAAAGTTTGCAGTGGCATCTGGAATGGTGGCAAACGCCTCAACACTGGATTCTCCGAATTGAATCCTAATAGCCTCAGAAAAAATAGAACATGATGAACTTACAAGGCTTTCACCAAACTGAATTCTAATGCCAGAAGATGTAATTGTTGAGGATGCAGATAAGGAGGCAGAACCCAATTTAACTGTAAAGGCTTCGGCAGATACAGAAACACTTGCAGAGGGAGTGGATGTGCCAATTACAACTCTAATAGCTTCCGCTGTTGCTGTGGCGGCTGTTGATGGCTGGGCAGCGCCAATAACGATACGCACACCCTCTGCCGACATTGTAGACGGCCCAGCAAGCGCAGACGCACCAAACTGGATGCGAATACCATCAGCGGCAACAGTGCTGGTAACATTTATGTTACTCGCGCCAAGCTGTATGCGTATGCCTTCAGAGGTTACAGTAGATGCTGTAGATGCTGCGGCTGCGCCATCGAAAATACCAAAGCCATCAGCAGATACAGAGGCAGATGCAGACGGGGTTGACTCACCCTCGCGCAGAGCAAGCGTATTCCAAAACGCAGCATCAAGCGGCTGATTGGGTATTTGCTCTAAATGACCCCAGTTATCAAGCTGCTCAAGTGTTGGCCCTACGATGTCAGCCATAACTAGGCCGCCGTGATGTCAACGCCTGAAGCTGCTACCTTAAAGATGTCACCATCATTGATTGTCTTGGAAGCCGTCAATGCTGCGTGAAACAGCAGGTTGCCAGAGGACGAAGCATCATAAATACCAATATGCGTAATCGTACCCCAGTTACCACCAGATGCAGCAGGAAACTCAACAGCAGCACTGTTGGATGCTGTGCCTGATGAAGATGCAGCAAACGCCATTGACTGACGTGCGTAGCCGTTACCGCTTACTTCAGCGCCAGTGCCAGCATCAGTTGGGTCAGCAGTGTGCAACCCAATATAAACAGCAGACGGAGCAGTCGTGCTAGTCGTGCCTAGAAAATGGTCAAGGAAGGCATCTTCCAGATAATCACTCATTGCGCTCATGTTAGTTCTCCATAGTCAGATTTCATTTGAAGAGCAGACCCAGCTTGTTTGCTTCTCTCTTCTTCGCGCTTAACTTCATCAATAGCCCGTGTAAACAACTGCTCATACACAGTCGTTTTTTGGTCATCCATCAAATATACACTAGCAGCAGCTAAAGCGCCATAGAGATATGCGTCAGGGTGACGTGTTAAAATAATATTAGTTGTGTTGCTATCAGAAAGGTCAGGCACACCCTCCATATAAACAATCTCAGCCGTGTAAGCTGAATCTGGTTCAGGAGCAAATTTAATCTCGCTACCTATAATGGTATAGGCACGAGGCTTGCCCTGTGAATTGCTTGCGTATAGCTCGTCCAGTTTTGCTGGCGTGTAATACTCAAGAACCTCCTTTGGCGATGTGTTTAGCTTTACAAGGCGAATAGAGCGTAAATCAGTTGGCAAGGATACATATGCGTCACCGCCCGTAAGGGTTGCTGTGGCGCGTTTCTCTTGACTACGAGCGTTCATCTCACGAGACATACGAGACTCGGCAAGAGAGATAAAATCAGGTATCTGCGCGGTCAAATCATCACGAGCCAAGAAGTTGGCGATAGATGTCTTTAGCTCGGAGTAATTTGTGATTGCCATTATACTGTACCGCCACTGGTTCTAAAAAACCGATTATCGTATTCATTAAGCCACTTCTTCCAACCAGTAGGATTATCTTTCGGCTGTCCTAGCTCTTGGATTAGCTGATGATACAACGCTGTGGGTATTTCCGCAACCTTCTGTTGATGACGCTGCGTATCTCCAATCAACGAGTTTGAGCGATACTCATTACGCTCTGCTGCGTTGCGAGAAAGCAAAGAGCTAACATCCTGACTGCTTTCAAAAATAATCTTTCCACTTTCGTCAAAATGCGCCCACGTTTCTTTCCCCGTGACCGCATCTTTTTGTACAAGTTTTTTCTTCATCTTTCTCCCCTAAAGTGAACGGGGGTAGCCGAAGCTACCCCCTCAACACTTACGACAGGTCGTAAACAGCGCCGTGCGCTTTTGGTGCTGAAACTTTGAGAGTCCATTCCGTAAGGATTTGGAACTTCTCAGAGTCACCCGTTTTCGCCATTTCTTGTACGGCGAAGTTACGGTTTGGCAATGTGCAGATAGAGGCGTAGTCACTGTCAAGCAGGTACACGCGGTCATCTGAAGCAAAGCGGTCAATTACCACGTCGAGCTGACCGAAGTCGGACAGATACAGCGAAACCGACCCAACGATAGCTGCTTCACGAGGAGCAGTATAGTTGATTTGGTTGGTTGCAACTGAACCGCTGTTCAAGTCGCTGAAAGCGGCTTTCTTAGCAGGAGAAACAACCAGCATGTTCGGCTGACCACCATCGGTGTAAGCAGCTTGCATGGCAGTGTCGATTTGAGCCAGAGTCAAAGCGCGGTTCGTACCTGACATATCAGGAACATCCGTGCCGTCACCAGTAGCAGCAGAAGTGCCAGAGGCATCGTCTACGTTGGTAATCCAGCTTGACAAAGTACCAGCTTTACGCGGGTCAGAAGCAGAACGTGCAGTATCAGAGTGCAGATACTTTTCGATGTCACGACGCAGCTCAAGGCCTTTCAAAACCTTTTGATAGGCGGTTTCCTTGTCGCGGCCCGCTTTATCAACAGCGTCCAGAGTACCAGAAACTTGTGCATCTTTTTGCGAGATTTGCATGTAGTTGCCCAAGCGAGTGGTGGCAGTCGGCGTATCATAAGTAGCGTCAGCACCTTCGTTCTGGTAGTTTGTTGCTGAAGCAGCAGCCAGTTCTTGTACTTGCCATTCGACAAATACGCCATTTCCTGTCTCTTTTTTCAGAGCAGAAAAAATGGGTGTTTCTTCGGGGTCAATTCGCGTGATTACGTCGCTTAAATCTTCCCGCTCACCAACAGCGTTGGTAGTAGTAAAAGTAGCCATTTTAAGACCTCATTCTCTCAAGTAATAAATCCACAGCAGCATCTTTGCTGCCAGTTTTGTTTAGGCGCTCAAGTGCCTGTTTATTACGCTTTGCGTTACTCTGAGCTTTGGTCGCTGGTTTGCCTGACTTGGTTACCTTAGGAGCTTTCTTTACTTTCTTTTGAGCCGCAGGCTTTTGAGCCATAAGCTGGTCGTAAAGATAGGCCTTGCGAATAGCAAGGACACCACGAGCATCTGCAATGTTAGAAACTTCTTGTTCGCTAAAGCCCAACGTGCGTTGAGCGTAACTAACAATTTCTTGCTTCTGTTTCTGTGCAACTTCAGGGTCTTTCCATTCTGGTAGGGCTTCAAGGAGTTTTTCCTGTTGCTCTGCTAGAAGACTCTGGCGTTGCTGCATTGCTTCATTTTGCTGCTCTTCTTGTATGCGCGCTTGTTCAGCGTTTACTTTTTCCATCGCTTCCTTACGGTCACGTTGGGCCTCACGTTGACGCATATACTCCATTGGGTCTTCACTGTAGAGAGTATCCCAATACTCTTGGGGCTGCTCACCAGCAGTATCCAACTGTGCTTGCAACGATTGCAAAGCCTGAGCGTATTGCTCACGCTGCTGCGATAAAGCCTGTGCTTCTGCTTCTGAGGTTTTGCGAACCTCTGCGGCTTCTTGCATACGCTTTTGTGCAGCCTGCTCCAACTGATAAGATTTGACAAGTTCGTCTGCGCTGACGCTCTTCTCTTCACCATCAACCTTCACAGTGTAGTATGACTCCTCGTCTAAGACCTCTTCGACCTCTGACTCATCAACATCATACTCTTCGTCATCATCCTCATATTCCTCATCAGCTTCGGGTAGCTCTTCTGCATCCTCTGCCTCAAACTCATCTTCGGATGTCGCTTCCATTTCATCGGTTTCAACAACCTCTTCAACTTCAGCTACAGGCTCTTGAGTATCTTCGCTTGCCTCTTCAGGGGCGTCGGTATTCAAGAGAAGGTCAACAGCTTGACCTTTGTTTAGAGATTCACCAGCTCCTAACAGGGTACTAGGTTCGTCACTCATCTTTTATCTCCTCTACGGATTCTTTAGGAGTTTAACTCCAGTTTC